TCAGCGTGCCAGCTTATCGTTAAGCATCAGCACCTGTTCGCCATTCATTTCTTCAATCCACGCACCGTAGACTTCATAAACCATTTGCGCGTTTTCATGCCCCATCTGGCTGGCTATGAAAGACGGATTAGCGCCGGCAGATAAAAGCCAGCAGGCAAAAGTATGCCGCGTATGGTACGGATTCCGGCGGCGAATACCAGCACGTTTTACAGCTGCGTTGAATCTCGCACCGATGCTCGATAAAGAGTAGTAGGCTTTCTGTTCTCCTTTGCGCATCCGGGGTATGAAAACGAATCGCAGGCTTTGATGTTCCACTGCGCCATACTCGCGATGATTAAAGACAATTTCGGTTTTAGGCTGTAGCGCTGTCAGCTTGCGCTGTGCTTTCAAGGCTTCAAGTGCCGGCTCTAATAGGGTAATAACCCGGTTACCTGCTTCGGTTTTTGGTGGGCCGAACATGCCCAACGCATTAAGATTGCGCTGTATAAGAGCCGTACCTTTTTCCCAGTCGATATCTTCCCAGGCAAGAGCTGCAAGCTCCCCATGACGGACACCGGTATAAACTGCGAATGTCCACATATTGAGGCTTTGGCCACGCTCGGATTCCGCAAGCAAACTAAACTCCTGCTTCGTTAAAGGATCCGGTTTTACTTTCCCTTTGTGTAGTTTCTTGATCCCTTCAAAGGGTTTGCCACTGATAAAGCCAGATTTGTGTGCAAACCGAAGAAGGGAGCACAGAAGCGATATATAGTTGTTCACGGTACGCACAGTGCGTCCCTGTTTGTTACTTCTGGGATTTGCCAGGTAGAGTGTCTCACCGTTCAAGAGCTCCTTCCTGTATTTCAGAATGTCGCTGTGGCGTATAGTTGAAACAGGCGTATCTCCGTTAATGATGTGCATTAACGTACCGAGTTGTGAGCGAGTCTTACGCATGGTATTCGCGCTAATTTCGGTTTCTTTAATGCTCGTCCACAGTTCACACAGCTCTGAAAAGGTTTGAACTGAAGCAGTGGTTACGGTTTTTTTTGCTCTGGACGATGAAGGAAAGCGCTGGTGGTAATCAAACTCTCCAAGGTTGATCTCACTAACGATCACAGCCCGAAGATTCCCGGCTTTTTTGATGTTCGCCGGGGTGTTAATCCAACCTTTGAGAATTTCGCGGCAACGCTTTCCCCGGTACATAAACCAGATACAAATCTTATTGTTTCTGATTTCGACACCTGTAGGCAAAGCTGCCATCTTACGCATCCCTTATTAACTGATTAATTCTCGGATAGTTGTACCAGGTTGTGCCACGCAAGGTTTTTTCTCCGGAAGGAGAAACCCGTTTAAAATGGACACCTTCCACCCAACAGCCCTGGCGATACTTCTCAATCTGTCTTTCGGTCAGGCCTGTTTTTTCTGTGAGCCTTGCGCCAACAACCCATTCTTCGTTAAAAATTACCTGCGACATGGTTCACCTCAGGTAACCGGCATGATTATAGATATGCCGGTCTGTTGTCGTTGATATTTCAGTTTCAGTTCCAGTTTGCCTAGCCGGGCAGGGAACGCAGTCGGCGCATGCCGGTCATTGCTGTGGCCACGTAGCTTGCCTTGCAGTTGACCACTTCAACCCAGACCTTCACGCCTTCCACTCTCACCGTATAGGTCTCTTTCATCTTGCTACGCCCATAGTCACCATATCTTTGCTGGTGGGCTGCGAGAGCGATTTCACATGCCTGGCGAGCCAAAGGGGATTGCTTACTGCCTCGATTAATCAGTCGCATTTCTTCTCCTTGAGGGAGGGTTTCCCCTCCCGATCTCGTTAGTCCACGTATTCCGGTTTCATATCCGCCAGGGTGATGCTGAACTGATCGTGTAGTTCCTCTCCTAAATGGCGTTTCACAGATGCCAGCACGCGTTCAGCTTCGCCAAAGCGTTCTGCTGCACCGGGTTCATCTGGAGAAGGTAGGGAGTTGATTGCCGCTTCCACCTTGTTGCGAGCATCAACCAGGTAATAACGCTTCACGGCCTTGTTTTTCAGTTCAGTGAACAGGGCAGAACCCAGCGTTGCTTTCACGGTTTCAATATCTGCGCGCAGAGCTTTAGCGCTATCCACATCCTGAGCCGCCTCGATGCGGTCACGGAAATCATCAGCAAGTGCATCGATATTTTGAGCTGATTCCTGAGCCGTTTGAGTCGTAGTGACGTTGTCACCTGAAATATCTGCAAGGCTAACGTGCTGCGCCGGTACTGGATTTACCTCTCGTTCTTCACGGCGATCATCCAATTCATCCGGGGTATAAACGCCCAGAATCACATCCGGGCAGAACAGTCTCGCCCAACGTTTGACAGCCAGGTACGCCAGCTGCTGGCGAGGATCGTCAGCCCAGAGGGTAGAGTTTCGGGTTCGGGCCTGAGCCAGAAGTAAATCAAGTTCTCTCGGCTGATCTTCGCCTTTCAGGGTTGCGCTGATAATGATGCCGATCCCTGCTTCGTCAGCCAGTGTCCAGCCCGGGACGCGGTACTCGCCTTTGTCGCCTTTACGGATGTGGAATTTTCCAACGACCTTTTCCCATGGCCCGTACCATTCATATTCAAAGCGGCTGGCCAGCACGCCGCTGCGTGAAATGACGGCATTAACCAGCTGCGCTTCATACCCGAGCACACCGTTAATCAGGTGCGTCTTCTGCGCCACGGCAAAGGGATTCATCTGCCACTGTGCCGCTTGCATCGCAACTGCCATGCAGTCGGCCTGGTTGCCCTGCAGATGTTTAGGAACAGTCGCGGTTCCTTGCGCCATAATCTGCGCAAACGTGCTGATGGCATTCAGATACTGGGAATCGAACAGAGCCACGTTGGAGTTAATAACGGTGTTCTGGTCAGCAACGGTAACGTTTGTGTTATGCATATATCCCCCTTAAGCCTGAGCGCGCAGCGCTTCGAGGCGGCGCAGGTCGAAGTCGTTCAGTTCATCGGTGTAATCGGAAGTGATCGGCGCTGGCCATTCGCCCGTGTCGAAACCTGTGGCAATGGCGCGCATCGTTTTGCGGTACTCGAGCATGCCCAGTTCCAGCAGTTCGGTTGACGCCTCAATGATGGCGATCCAGTGGTAGTTCTCGTCTTTGTTGACGAAAATCCAGAAGAACTGGTCCAGCGCCGCGGTCTCGCAATACATAGCCGCACTGAGGTGGTAGTCCCGGTCAATGATTTCCCGATGCAGCCTGGCGCGCAGGCTTTCTTGCTTCACATTCCACATGCTGATGGTTTTCAGGTCCGCACCGATGCGCACGCCGTCCAGTTCAATTTCGAGGTCCGGACGTACACGCACTTCTAAACCTGTTTCGTCGTCAAAGCCGAAGTAGCTCACTTCAACGGCGCGGCTTGGATGTGTCAGCAGCATGCCCGCGGTAGGGTGCGCCAGTAGTGCGGACTGAATTGCTCGCGCGGTGGCCAACTGCTGGCGGGTAACCAAAATCTTTTCGCCAGGGTTGTCGCGCCAGGCATCCAGCAGTTCGTCGGCAAATATGGCATCGGGCTTAACCGACTTAACTGCCTGGATCATGTCTGCTTTGCTGCCGGAGACTTTCAGTGGCGTCGATTTCTGCGCTTCCTGTGCTACCAAATCAGGATTGATGATTGCTAATTGCTCAAGTAGCGCATCACGGCTGCCGCTGGTTTTAACCGGCACGGGCAGGGTGGCGTTGTACTCTTTAATGCACGCCTTCATTGCCGTTGCCGTCTGCTTCTGGCCATCTTCAATACGCTGGTACTCAGCTGGTAGAGCCATATAGCTTTGAGCCGTTTCTTCCAGGATGGCGCCAAGCGGCACTTGAGCGGGAAGGGATGCGTTATGTTCTTCAAGCAACGCTTTAATCTCGTCAGCGCTTAGCAGCGCCGGTAGGTTGGCGTTGTACGCATCGATGAACTCGCGCAGAGTTGCGGTGGTCGTAAACGCACCTTCAGGGATCTCCGGTTCTACGCTGAACTCTGCTTCGAGGTTTTCCGGTTGCAGTGCAAGGGCGTGCACCAGATTTCCCATATCCAGCACTTTGGATGCTGTGCGCGGGATGGTTTTAGCCACATGGCGTGCGTTGAAGTACAT